GAATACGCCTACCGCAGCCGTGTGGCTGCTAGGATCAAACTGAAGAATGTAACCATCTTTCAGAGTTACTAAATCACCCTGAAAAATAGCTCCTGCCTGATTATCTGCGATCTCATAGCCGTACTGCTTTTGTGAACCAGAAGCAGCTAAATTGCCAAGAGGACGCAAACCGAAAGCTTTATCAGCATTTGCCATGATAATTGTCCTTTAATAACAGGTTAATCGGATGACCGAGGTCCTCCGAGACTTACGCGCGACTGCCTTTCTGGTACGTTGATCTTCATTGAAGAGTGTGCATTTGTCTTCATCAGATCATTATCAGCAGCACGCATTTGATCATGGGTTCTTGAAGCGTAATACTCACGACGCTCCTCGGCTGTTTCTTCGGGAATCCTAGCTAATAACAGTCCACCGACAGAAATCACGCCAGCGTGCTTACCGTCTTCTTGGACTACGCTTTGGAACTCAGGATACTCGTCTGCACGGACCAATTCATACCCCTCGCGGAGTTTGGAGGTCACGTTTATTCGATCTTCCTGCCCAGTAGACTCTGCCCGAATCCAACGGTGTTTATACCCCGGTGGAGCTTCAGGAGCGTCTAGCCGAGAAGGTGGGCGCCAAGATTTGCGACGCGCAGTTTCCTCACGTGTTTCAGTGGATCGTTTACTGCGAGAAAGTTTAGGTACAGGTTTATCGCTCATGGCTTACCTCTTCACGTGTTTAGCATATTCTTCAAGGGGAACCCCTAGTCTTTTAGCGATTGCAACCTCGCTGGGTTTCAACTTTATAGTACGGCGTGCTGAACTGTTGACTCCCGACGAGCGGGTTGCAGGAGCCACCGTCTGCACGGGTCGGTTGGTCCTGTTATTCTGTGGCGCAGGTTCAGGAGAAGCCTCTCCAAACTCTTGCGGGAATAATCCACGCATTCTGCGATCTATCTCATCATAATACTCATCTGTGGTCGGGTCAAACCCTTCGTTCTTTACTAACTCCACATGAATACCTCTAACGGTATTCGTCATCACAATATTTTCTCCAAACCACGGGTTCTTACCTGCCCAACTTTCGGCTTTTGGATCAGCCGTTGGTTGGGGCGGTGCAGGAGGCTGAACAGGGACTTCAGGTTGAGGAGCAGGCTGCCTTTCTTGTTGTGTTAAATGTTGTTGTTCAATCAAAGCAGATGTAAGTCTTTGCTGCGCCTCAGTTTCTGTGTCAATATCTCCTTCTTCACGAGCTTTTTTAACAACACTTTTAAGCGCAGTGACTTGTGTTTCAACTCTTCCTCTTGCCTCCCCCATACGATCAGTAGAGGCTTGTTGTAACTGCTCTTGTAGACCTTTGTGTTGTTCTTGAACACTCTTAGCGTAATCTACCGCAGACTTTTCCCTTCTTTCAGACTCACGCAACCTTGCGGTCAATTTATCTATTCGTTTTTTTACTTTATCCGAATACTCGTCTAAATCCTCTGCATTAGGTGCTTTTTCAGTCGCCTCCTGCTTTTCTTCCTTTTGTTCTTCCTCAACAATGGGGGCCTCCTCTTCTGAGGCAACCTTGGCTTCTGTTCCATCTTCATTCATTTCAACAGTAGCTTCCTGCTCATTTTCTCCAATATCAAACTCAAGTTCTTCGTTCTTTAGTTCAGCCATCAAAGTTTCCTCACATATGCAAAACGTTCTCAGGATCAGTAACTATTCCCAAGATTTCGTCATCGTTTAAAAGTCTAATTTCACCGCCATCAATCTGAATACGAGAACCAGCGTAGCGCCCAAAGATTACCCAGTCCCCTTCATTACACCACGCGCCATCTGGAAACTTAGACGGATCGGCGTAAGCCAAAGGACCTTTCTTTAAAACAAACCCTACGTTAGTTGCAAGCTGCGTTCTTTCCTGTGTCTCTTTAGCCAAAGCAATACCGCCTTTGGTAGTAGCAGCCCCTCGATAAGGTAATAAAGCTATTCTCCAACCCGTCGGTTGAGGAATAAGGTCCATGACCTTTTGCTCTATTCCCCCTTCTTTTACCTTTCCCTCTTTGTTGTATGCGTCATTAAGACTAGGGGTAGCCTGTTTATCCCCGTCCTTTTGGCTTTCCCATTTCTCTTCTAACGCGCTTTTTGCTTCAGATTGCATGTGGTCTCCTATTAGTCCTCTGAATGTTTTTTAATGTCCTGTCTAATTAAATCCTCTACAAGACGTATTCCTTCCAGACGGCCCATAAGAAAACGATAACGCTCCATATCTGCGACGTTTCCGCTCAACACTATTGCTTCCGTATCTCTTTCTAGCTTTCTGACTTCTCTCAGAATGCGCTCGGCAAACTCTAGCATGGTCTCTTCCCATGTAATGGCAGACAAGATAGCCCCTGTCTGAAAGGCTTACTTACGTTTACTTTTACCTGCTTTATTTAAAGCAATAGCTACAGCTTGTTTTTTTGCTGCTTTTGTATTTTTTGGTCTACTAGAACCTATTTTACCTTGTTTATTATAAGTTTTAACCAATTCTTTTATATTTTTACCAATTATTTTACTACTTTTTCCTTTTTTAAGAGGCATTTTAACCTCCTTTTGGCGCGTAAATTCTTTCTCTAGCCACTTCAGTCCTTTCTTTGGCTATTTTTTCCTGCGACTGTATGCGCTCATCATTTGCTTGAGCATTCTCCATTATTCGCATTTGCTCATTCTTGAGTCTTTCCTGACCCAATGCAAAATCTGCTTTGTCCTTCTCTGCTCTTTGCGCCAGCTCTTGAGCTTTAAGCTCGACTAGCGGGTCTCCACCCTCTTGATTAGCGCCCGTAAGCTCCGCTTCCATTGCTTTCATTTCTCGCAAATTTTCTACAATCTTTAATGCAACCAATGCTTCTTTCTGTAATTCTGAGACCATCCTGTCAGGATCAGCGCCGTATTGTTGAAACAACTCTGCTTCAGTGTCTTCTTCAGCTTTAAGTTTAATATGCTCTAAAATATGCCTAGATAGTTCTGATGCAGCTATTGGATTAGCCTGAATTAAGGGAGACATCCCCATAATTAAGTGAGACGCAATGTGAGCATCGTGCTGTTGGCCCGGAAAAGCCTTTAATCTTTTACCGTCTAAGACTTCCATGTTCTCCGTAGCCGCATCCTTTGGCGTTTGGTTAGTTTCCATCTTGAGGATACCGTCTATGTCCCGCACGTTCATTGCCTGATACACACGGTAATACGCCTCATACATGTTGTGCATGTGTGGCGCGCTTTGAGCTAACTGCAACTGGGTCTGGGCCAAAGCAATTCGTTGTGCCGCAGAAAAGATATTAGGGTCTGCGATAGGCTGAACTGCAACCATGTGGTTAAAGTCAGCCCTTTTTACTGAACGGCTTGCTCCCGGCACGTCGTAGGGGTATTCATCGTCCAAATACTCCCCAAACCCTTTAAACAACATCTCAAACTCTTGCGTTTGGGCGTAATAAAGGCGCTTGTGTATAGCTGACATAACCATAGAGCCACGCTCTAACAGAGCGATTGTAGTGCCCACAGCCGCTTGTTGGTTAGAATCCCCTACTTGCATGTCCGCAGTGCTTGCAAGACGCCTACCTGCGTCTACAGTGAAACCTAATAATTGAAATAGCGTCTGACTAGGCTCTTTATAAGGCAAAGGCATCAAAGAACTGCTTAATTCTGCCCCTCCAGCGTCCATATCTCTAAATTCGCCGGGTTGTAAAGGTTTATCATCGTCTGCAATACGCGCACCCTTAGCTTTGAAGCCTGCGGGAAGGTTTTGTAACGTGCCTGCGTCCAATAATTGCCTTAATGCGGCTGTTGCTGTCTTAGAAAGGCCACCAATAAGGTGTACAAAGCCCAAACCATAGGCTCCTGTGCCCTCTACAAGCACATAATGCACAAAATACTCAAGTCGTAGCTTTAATTCGTCGTCTTCTCTCCAGTTTCGGCAAATTCTTACAATTTGTCCTGATGCTTCGTCCATTGTAACGACATAAGGCAGTTTAATTTCTGTTACATTGCCTTTTTCGTCCGTATCTTCGTACTCAGGTATGTCTAAATCTACCTGAAACTCTAACAAGGACAGTTCTTCAGGCTCTCCGCTAGGGTTTATGCCTGTAATTCGATTAACCGCGTCCTTGATCTGATCATTATTCAAGGCCGATCCGTCTTCATCTACCTGTACATCCAAATATTCCCCTG